TTTTTGATTTCCGCAATCATAGAGGCGGCGGAAGGGTCAATCACAACTGCCTCAACGTGGGATTTTCCGGCCAACTTTTCCAGCTCGGTATAATACTCGCTGTCTGTAAGCTGTCGGTTCGTTTCCCGGCCCGAATAGTAATACTCGTCGTATCGATACCAAACGCCCTTGCACAGGCCGTACAGACCCGCAGAGAAAGGGTTAAGGGTACCGTAATCAATGGATATGTAGCGTTTGACGTACTGCCTGTCCTCCGCCTCTACGATTCCCTGACCGTTTGCCACATCGGGATATATAAGGCCCTCGGCAACGACCCACAGACCGCGAATGAAACGATCGTAAAAGA